AACAATTGTACGTCCGGGTAACTTTGCAGTTTTTGCATAAAGCAATCCTGTTGGAGTTATTATTGCACCATTATCAAAATTTATTGAATCAACACGAAATAAGTAATCCCTAGAGAAATCTCTTATTACCGCATTATTAAAGAAACTATTAATTGTCTGTTGAGGTACGTCCATATTAATTATTTATTCTTTTCTATTAATTATTTAGAAAGAACAAATAACATTGTACCCGCATCCCATAATTTTCTGTAATTATTGTCAATCATATTTTGGCTTTCAGATTTATTTTCGTCAAAATATGATAATATTTTTGATAATTTATTTTTTTGGCAAGAAAATCTAGATAATACTTTATCTCCTTTTATATAAACATATGATGGTGGTGTATATTTTTTAAACTCAAAACCTAATTTTTTATACAAATTGCCATTACTATATCTTAAATCAGCATAGGATATCAAAGTTTTTGGATTATGATTTTTGATAAAATGTTTTAATAATTTAGATGCCGCTCCAATTACATTATAATTTAGTAAATTACAAAAACGAACCAATTCCCATTCATAATTTTTATTGAATCTAGGTTTGGAAAATGTCATAACTGATACTAATCTTCCTTCGTACTCTAATCCTAATTTAATTTTAGAATTATCCATTCCTTGTAGGTGATTAATATTTAAAAAATCATTTTTTTGCTTATTACATAATTCTAATATTTTGCATTTTCTTGCATAAATTTTATTATTAATTTTTAATTTATTATTAATAATTGATTTCCAAATATTTTGTTTATTTAAATTAGTCCATTCATATGAATTAATTTGTAATAAATTAATATTTAATTCATTACATTGCTTAAATTTATTGAAATGTTTATTTTTGTTTTTTAATTCATCACTAATATTATTTGGAAAATTAATTCCAAATGAATGCCACAATCCTCCATTATATTCTATAGCTATTTTTTTATTTGGAATATAAATATCTAATTCTTTATTTGTGTTAGATATTTTATAGTTTTCTAATATATTTGTCTCGTATTGTTTTACATGATTTAATACAGTTTTTTCTTCATAAGAAATACCCACTTTTCCATAACAATTATAACATCTTATATTTTTCCATTTACCATCAGATATATCACATTCTATAGAAGAATTGCATGTATTACAAAATAATTTGGTTTTTTCGGTATTTAACCCATTAAAATTGGTTTTATTTATTAAATTAAATCCTTGTTCATTTATACTAGGTAATATATTTTCTATATGACTAATTACTCTATTTTTACATCCATATGTCTGAACACATTTTTTATTTGAACAACATATAGTATAACCTTTTTTTAGATTAATATATCTAGTTTTATTAGTATTACATATAGCACACAATTGACCTTCATGTTTGTTATGAATTATATTATAAAATCTATTAGACCATTCAAAATTATCTATGTCTAATGGTATAGACTTAGTTTCTTCTATTATCTTTTTTAAGATATGTTTATTGTTTTTAATATCAGTTCTGGTGATATATGTAGAAGATTCAGAAATAATTTGAGTATTTAATGAAATGAATTCCATCATTTCCTCATATGAGGAACTTTTCATTTCTTCATTTAAAATATAATCTAATAATTCTTTTCTTTCTTTTATAATATTACTATTGATAGTTTCTTTTGGAGATTTCCAATTTTTATTAATTTTCCTAAAACATTTAGAACAGGAAGATTTATAACCAATAATATTACTAATAAATCTAAGATTTACTCCGCAAATACATTTTGATATTTTTGTAATATTATTAATAATACAATATATACGTTCAGACAAAGAAACCGAAATATCTAAAAAATTAGTAGCTTCAGTTATATTTTTATATAAATTACTCTTTAAAAAATAATCCCTCCTGAAATAGGCCGAATTCAAATTTCCATTAGAAGTATAAAAATTATTATCATTTTTTATTTCATTTAATATTTCTATGTATTTTTGATTGTTGTTGCTCATATATATATTTATATCATAAATGAAAAAAATATGGAAGAAAAACTTCCATATTTTTTATTTTTTTAATTATTGATTAACCACCAATAATTTCATTAAAATTAGCACCAGTTGAAGTTGCATAGAAGTTCACTAATATAAACTCTGCTGCACGTACTGGTTTGATGTAAATATCCACAACTAGTTCATTTTGATCAATTACTTCAGGTGGATTATTTCTCTTATCACATACAATCTGATAATCGTATAGCCCTTGTGTATTTTTAGCTCTATCAAAGATAGGTGTTAATACTGCTATAACACGATTTCTAGTAAACAATGTATTAGGTTCGAAAACGAAATACTTGGTTGTTCTCTTAGTTGCTTTTTCTAGGTACAAGAACAATCTACGAACATTAATACGATCAAATGCACTTGGTTGTCTTAATAATGTTTTCTGACCGAATATATTAAATCCGTCATTTGGGAAGAAAGCCACTGGATTGATCGAATGTTTATACATTTGATCTCTTTCTTTTTGTTTAGGTGTAATTGCTAATTGCAATGCATTAGTAATTCTACCACGGGTGAATCCAGCAGGAGCATACCAAGGTTCGAAATTTCTATCTACATTTGCTATGTCAGCAGCAGCAAATGGAGAGAATGGAACCCAGATATTCATTCCAGCAAATTGGTCATTGATCTTAACCCAGTTACCGTATGTAGTTGAATAACTAGAATTTGCGGTGTTATATAAATTTTTTAATGGGTTAGATATCACCTGAGAAAATGCTTTGTTAGGATCTGATGTAGTTAAATAATTTGCTCCTGTGATAAATATTTGTCTCAATGGATCAGATATAAATAAACAATCTTTTCTTAGATTTTCGCAGAAATTATTAAAAATCTGAAAAATTGCATTGTGATTTAATTTAACATCTGCATATTCTAATGGATTTCCTGAATTATCTTTTGGACCGGCATATTCATTTGCTTGTAATGCTACTAAGCCAGCCTGTAATCCATCAGTTATTTGTGTGTCATCAAAATAATCAACTTGGTTAGCGCAAGCAGTTGCATATATAGTTCCCAATCCAGCCTCTACGAGTAAATCAAGATCAAATATTTCGTCATTTTCAATCTTACGAAGAGTACGATCTAATTTAAATGTTACTGAACCTAATGCTTTACCAGAAGTTGTGAAGTTAGCGTAACTTCCAGCAGGAAACAATGCATCTGCATAAGTTAGTTTACTTTGGATATCTGGGATATCACTTAAATGGAATCCTACTTTTGAATAATTTGAATCATTAACATCTTCTAATGATTTTACCAAATGTTGTGCATATACACGAACCTTTTTCTTTGGTACACCATTTACATCCAACCAAGATCCACTATTTTTACCGCTCATGAACGGATTCACTAATGCGATAATATTATTTGATTTATTAACAGTGTTTTCTAAGAAGAAGGTAGAAGGTATTCCACCATTTTGGTTATTTATTTGTCTGTAATAATCAAAAGAACCAGTTCTTGCTTCTTCAAAAGCAAAACTTAATTTAATTGGATCTGGATTATATGGACTTGTACGTAATTTAAATAAACCAAATGAAATGGTATCATCAAATTTTCTAGTTGCGATATCAGGGAAAGAATATGATACTTTTTCTAAAGATTCGGAAATACTATTAGAATTTCTATTATTTCCTGCATCATTAGTAGCAGAAAGAGGGAACGCTAATTTAGCAACTGGAACTTCTAACATGGAAGTAATATCTATTCCATTAAAGGATGATGATCCATTTGTATAAATTTTACGAATTGAATTGTGATCTGTATTGTCTTCTAGATTAGTATTATCAGCCAATCCAATATAATGACCTTCCCAACGATTATTAATTGTTGATTGTATTTTATTTAAAATAATCAAACCAGCTTTACCAAAATCGCCGGGAGAAACAATACTACTACTTGATGCACCAATACTAGACCAATTTGAACCAGTATTAGTAAATGCAGATCCATCAATTACTCCTTTATATTGATCTAAAGTAAGATCAAAAAATTTAGGAGCACCAAGTACATAAGTTCCTTTGGTTTGATCTAAATCATAGGTAACTTGAGTTGAAAGACTGGGCACAAAATAAGTATTTGCTATAGATTGTGCTAATAAAGCTTTAGAGGACAAAGTTTGATTATTAATATAATTAAGATAATAATTAGAAAACCCTGTTACTAATGCATCCTTTTCAGTTAAAGTAAATGCTTTATAAGATTGTAATCCTTGAGCAGTTAATGTTGGCAATAATGCTGATAATGATCCTCCAGCATTAATACATTGACTTTGTAAATTTCCAGCATAACTTCCATCAGCAAAAAAACTTGCTTCAATAAACTCTCCATTTCTGTATACTGTATTAGCAACATTTTCATCTTCTACTACAGCAACTACTGGATATACTAATGCTCCATAAGTAGATCCATATCCTTCTCCAGTACCATCACCATAAGGCATACGACTTACATATAGATTTCCTGTAGATCCATTTAAAATTTGACGAGCACCATAGTAAAAATATCTTTCTGCTGAATTTGTTGGTGTTCCGTAAACCTGTTCGAATTCCTGAACAGATGTGATTTGAATAATTTCATCACTTGGTCCTTTAGGAGCAAATCCAGTCATGAAAATATTCGTGCCTGCTGGTAAAATAGGGGATAATGTTAAATCTTTTTCAAAGATTTCAACGCCGGGTGATTCTATACTTCTTGCCATAATGATATTTAGTATTTTTTATGGCAAATTTTAATATTATACTAATAAAATTGTTTCTATTCTTCTAAAAACAAATTCAAATGTAGTTTCTATTTCACCTGCATCTCTATGGCTATATGATATTTCACCTAGTGTTATAGGGAATGCAGATTTATATATCCATTGTATAACATCATTATGAAATTCGTCTTTAGCAGTTATCACAAAATCAGTAGAATATTGACCTAATCCTTTATCTCTTTCTGTTAATTCTCCTTCGTAGATACCACTTTTTTCGTTTCTCATCAAATCTAACCATTTATGGATTACCCAATAATTATTAAATTGATTATCTACAGTAAAATTAATTGACAATGGTTCATACGATGGTTTATTATGGGATGATACATATACCGTACTCCCAGCATATCTAACTTCTTCTGCTGGAATACTGTTCTTTGGTACTACTGTTCCATACACAGAAAATTGAAGTGTATTTAAATCAACATTAGCATTTGTTCTTTGAAATTTTTTATTAAGTGGTTTTAATGCATCAGGAAGAGTAAGAGTAAGTGTAAACTTATCTTTCCTAGATTTATTTAAAAATGATTGATCGTAATGATTGGACATAATAATATTTAATATGGTCTCCAACCTTGGTTAAACAAATCATCTATATCTGGATTTTCTACTTGTGATCCTCCACCCATAAATGAAGGAAGAGCATCTCCTCCTAATCCATCTTTTTCATTACCATATATAGATAATGGATTCATGAAATATTTTATACCGTAATCTATAGATTTTATTATTACTGGTTTCCCATTACCATCTTTTTCTATTATATCAAAATATACAGGAGCAATATCTTCATGCAGTACCATTAATGCCCAAATTAATGACATAACCCTATCATCATGTGATCCATTTTTAGCTGACCATGTTCCTGCTTTACTACGAACGAAATCATTTAATTCTAAAACAGTTCCAACATCATTGATTTGTACTCGTTTTTCTATATTAATCCAATATCTTTGATTCATCACACCATGATATTTTGTATTCGTATGTGCAATAATACCTAATTTATTAGAAGTTCGATTAGCCACTCTATCCACACCCCAATTAACAATATTTTCATAATTGAAATCTTTTTTAAGATTATCTACAACTTGTGCTCCGCAATTATTTCGTTCGATCATTGCTAATGGATCACCCCAATGTTGTAATATTTCTCTTAACTTAGGTGTAAATTCGGTAGGAGTAATTTTATTGTTATGATATACAGCAACTTGTTTAATTCTCTTAGGATCTGTTATATCTAATATTTGAACAACAGTTGCGTCTTTTCCTACACCTTCTGCTACATCAACACCAGCAACATATATTTTTTCATCACTAGGTTTCTCCCATAGGGAATATTTTCCTTCATCCATTAGATACATTGGTTCTAATGTATATTTTTTCATTTGATCAAATAATTCTTTATCTAATGCAGATTCGCCTACTTCGTCGAATTCGCAATTGTGTGACACTATATCATTTGTGTAATATTGATTAGACTCTACATTTAATAAATCATAAACTGGCAACATTCCAATTCGTTTAATTTTTAATATATTATCAAATCCATTTTTTATTTGTATTTCATCATTTATTTTCAAATCTTCGGCAATTTTAAATCCTTCAGATTTTGTTAATATTCTATGGTTTTTACTGCATTTTAATGATGTAGTGCTCAAAATTAATTCTAAACAATCTTTCTCTAATTTTTGAATACCAGAAAATGTCTCAAATCCATTAGGAGTTAATATTTTTATATTATTTTTATTAAAATCAATAATATCATATAAATTTTCAATTATAATAGATTGTTCTTTATTGTCTTTTAGTATGGTAACGAGAGTTTTTCCATCAACACATTCAAATTCCCTACGCCACATGCTTATATCAGAAAGAGATGCAATAGTTTGTTGTTTCCATTTTTCTGTACGTCCGGGTACTTCATTCCATAAAATTTTTAAACTTTGCCATTCATTTTCACCTTTTACTGATCCATTATATAATCTATAAAATAATCCAGCAGTATCTCTAGGAGTGGATGCCATGATAATTTTGGATTTCATGGAAGATGAAATAATTGGATATACAGATGCCCAAAATTCGTTGAGCAAATGCGAATCGATCCAATCTGCTTCGTCCACAAATAACAAATTAGCCGCAGATCCACGACCAGCAGTACCTGTTGTCGTTGAAATAGATATACGAGATCCGTTTTCTAATTCTAATGATTCTAATCCATAATAATTAACAGGAGATTTTAACCAATTTGGTAATTGTTCATAAGCTAAACGAATTCTTTTAAAGATTTCTTTTGCTGTATTTTCTTTATTAGCTACCAACATTATTTTTTGATCATTAAAAAATATAGCAGTCCACAACATATAAATTGTTGATATTGTCGATTTACCAGTTTGACGACTAAACAACAACAAACTAAAACGATTATCCCTAATCATTCTTAATGCTTTTCTTTGATATGGATGCAATTTAATTTTTTGTTTACCTTCATCCAAATTAATAATAAAGAAATAATTTTCTGCAAAATGCAATACGTTTTCTCTACATTTTTTTAATTCTGATACCATTTCTGGTGTCCATTCAAAATCTGCTCCTGCTGTTGGCAAAGCAGGATTATTCATATAAATTTGTTTTTTTGTTACTCTAGCCATAAGAGTACTTATAAAAAAATTTAAAAATTTTTATAAATTTTAGAAAAATTGCATAAAATAGTATAAATAGAAATATGAGCAATAAATCTCTATTTGAAAAACTATTCGAAGAAGTAATGGAAAACGATGAAGCATCACTAGGTATTGAAGGTGGAGACTCCACTGGAGATATGGGTGGTGATATGGGTGGTGATTTTGGTGACGAAATGGGTGGCGACGAAGTTACTATTACTCTAGACAAGGCAACCGCACAAAAATTAATTGATCTTCTCCAAGCATCTTTAGGTGGTGAATCTGAAGAAGGTGAAGATGAATTTGGTGGCTCTGAAGAAGGTGCTGGTGAAGGCGAAGGCGAAGATTTTGGCGGAATGGGTGATGAGGCTGCTGAAGATGAAGAAGATGGTGAAGACGAAGAAGATGCAGAAGAAGAAAAAGATGAAGAAGAAGGTTCTCTAAAAGAATCTCCTCAAGCTCAATATAAGCCCTTTAATAATACTGGCGAACAAATGACCAAGGCAGGTAACCGTAAGGTTGGTGGTGTAGCTGGAACTGTTTCTGGTGCTGGTAAAGCAGAAAAGACTGCACAAACTCAAGGCACTGCACATTATATGCCCCACAATGATAAAGGCGAAAAAATGCAGCAAAAAGGAAATATGAAAGTTTCCGGTGCTAGAGCAGCTAATCCAAGTGGACCCGGAAAATCAGTTTTCCATCCCTAATCAAATATTAAACATTAAAACTAAAGAGGACTCGAAAGAGTCCTCTTTTTTTTGCTAAATAATAATATGCTTTCATTTAAAGAATTCTTCTTACAAGAAAAATTAGAAAATCCTCTTCATAGAAGAGATTCTGCTTTATGGAAAGGTAATTCTATTAATAAAAAAACAGGTAAATTATCTAAACCCGGTATAATGGCAAATCGACATAAACCTACTGATCCTAATTTTAAAAAATATGACAAAATAGAAACTGGATTAATTACTCCTAGTAAAGCTAAAGAACTAATCGGAAACAAAAAACTACGTCCAAATGAATTAAAAAATGGTAAACATATGGGAAGAAGTAATGTTATTTTAAAATCTTTACCAAATGGTAATTTCGTAGTAACTAAAAAGGAAAATTAATATGACATGTTATTATTCTGGTGCGGGAAATGGATCTAATTGTTATGAGTTATACGATAAAAGTCGTTTGACTCCTGATAGAGAAACTATTGCTAATGTTGCGGAAGAAATGGTACATAGCATGGGTCAAAAGATTGATTATTATGTAAATACCATGACTTTATCTGGAGCAGATACATTATACGGTGAGCAACCTACCTCTGTTTATCATGGGCCAATTCCGGTTAAGATGATTATAAATTTAAATGAATCTGCATTATCATTAAGTAAATTTGGATTTAATTCTGAAGATGATCTTACTGGTTACATGGCTTATGCTAATTTTGAAAAGGCTATGTCTGGAGTAACTATCTATACAGAATTAAGTCAAGATATTGAACCTAAATCTGGTGATGTATTTCGTATGACTGAATATGGAAATGATCGTAAAAATGGTAGAGGAGGAAATTATTTCCAAATTACTCAACGCAGGGATCAAGATATTGGTGATAATATGAACGCATTAGGTGGTCATTATGGATGGCAAATTAAAGCCAAAAGGCTAGAATATAGTTGGGAACCCGGTCTTCCAATTGAAACTGTTAATGAACAAGTTAATGATGATACATTCTACGGTAAAATATCTAGTAATATTATGGGAGAGTTATCATCTCCACCAAAATCCTACGAAGGATCAGCAGATCAAGAAAGCATTACTCATGTTATTGATATGGGAGTAAATGATACTTCTATATATGGAACTTATGATTTAAATGGTTAATAATTAATTCACTCTAATTAAAGTTTTATAAGAGGCACATTAATTTTAACTGGTGTAGATTTACCAATATTAGTACCATCTCCTAATTGACCGTAATTATTACTACCACATGCTGATAATGTACCATCAATTCCTAAAAATAATGAATGATTATTTTTAGAAGCAATATCAGCAATAGGTGGTAAATTAATTTTAATTGGTGTTGACCTATTGGTAGTAGTTCCATCTCCTAATTGACCGTAATTATTTGAACCACATGCTGATAATGTACCATCAATTCCTAAGAATAATGAATGAATTTCACCACCAGCAATAGCAGCAACTGGTGGTAAATTAATTTTAATTGGTGTTGTCCTATTGGTAGTAGTTCCATCTCCTAATTGACCGTAATTATTTGAACCACATGCTGATAATGTACCATCAATTCCTAAGAATAATGTGTAAAATGTACCAACAACAATAGCAGCAACTGGTGGTAAATTAATTTTAATTGGTGTTGACCTATGGGTAGTAGTTCCATCTCCTAATTGACCAAAAGTATTATTACCACATGCTGATAATGTACCATCAATTCCTAAGAATAATGAATGATTATTTTTAGAAGCAATATCAGCAATAGGTGGTAAATTAATTTTAATTGGTGTTGACCTATGGGTTTTAGTTCCATCTCCTAATTGACCGTAATTTTGCCCACATGCTGATAATGTACCATCAATTCCTAAGAAAAATGAACTGTAAAAACTAGCAGCAATAGCAGCAACTGGTGGTAAATTAATTTTAACTGGTGTAGATCTATTAGTTGTAGTACCATCTCCTAATTGACCATAATTATTTGAACCACATGCTGATAATGTACCATCAATTCCCAAAAATAATGAATGATTAGCACCAATAGCAACCATAGCAACTGGTGGTAAATTAATTTTAACTGGTGTTGACCTACTGGTAGCATTTGCATCTCCTAATTGACCGAAATTATTTAAACCACATCCTGATAATGTACCATCAATTCCTAAAAATAATGAATGACTACCACCAGCAGCAATAGTCTTAGCCATTGGTTGAATGTTTATGCCTGCTTGTACAACAGACAAAGTAACAGATGTACTGGTAACAGAACCAACAGCATTTGATGCTACACATGCATAATTTGCTTGATCAGATAATTGCGCTGAATTAAAAGTTAATGTTTTCCCAAATTTTCCTAAATCAACATATGGATTAGTTTTTATCCATTTATAAGAAATTGGTTCGCTCCCAGTAGCATCAACACTAAATGTGTGCGAATTTCCAACTTGAATTGTTGTTGATACGGGTTGTAATGTAAATATTACGGATTCATTTACATGAACTATAAAAGAATTACTAGTAATAGTACCAACAATATTACTTAGTACGCAATCATAATTACCTTCATTTGTTACCTGCATATTAGTTATTAATAATGGAATTGATCCAGTATTATGAACTGTTTGTGGTTTAACATTAACACCATCTTTTCTCCATTGTGCTGTAATTGGTGTTGTTCCAGTACAGCTTAATGAAGTATTTAAAGTTTGACCCGGATTTAACGTAATATTATTTGGTAATGTGACTACAGCTAATGGCGTATTTAAAGATAATTGAACTGTATTACTTGTTACCGATCCGACTTGATTAGACATCACACAATAATAATTTGCTATATCTGTTGTTTGTGTATTAAAAATATATAATAAATTATTAACAGAAGATGATATTAATGTATTTCCTTTATACCAATTATATGTAATAGGACTAGATCCAGTTGCAGATGCATCAAAAAATACTGTAGTGTTTGGATTTGTATTAATTGATACGGGCTGTTTTACTATAAGTGGTGGCTCATATACGTTTAACTTTACTGTATTACTTTGTTTGGAAAACGAATTATTAGAAATTACACAATAATAAGATGCGTCATCATTTAATGTTGCATTGGTTATTATCAATTGATTACTAATTTGACTTGGAATTTCTATGCTATTTTTATACCATTTATAATAAAATGGGGGTACGCCTACTACATCCACACTTAATGTGTAATTATCTCCTACACGTATTGTTCCACCTACTGGTCCTGTAATAGTAAATGGACTATTATAGGCTATTATGTTAGATGGTTTGATGTATGTTCCTTTGATGTACATTTTAAATTAATATCCAATTGCTTGATATTTTATATCAAAATCTGCGTTACTAAACCCCGTGCTTCCGTCTCCGTGTAATCTATTAAATACAGCATTTGTTAATGTGGGTGATCCACTTAATGTCACCGTATCCCACCCTGTTGGGTTATCCACAACAGGAACTGCTACCACTGAATATACTGCATTTGTAAATTGTATTGGAAATGTAATAGTAATAGCTCCACTAATACTGTTTGTTTCTGTTCCCCATTGCATTATTAATCCACTAGGCAATTTTTGATAACCATTAGATGATAAAGAAACATTAAATCCATTGCATAAAGAATCTATTTTTGTACTTAATGAAGTAATATTAGAGCTGGATATAACCCCTGTAGAATTTATCGAACCACTAATTGTTCCACCAGAAGTTAAAAAATCATAAGATTTATTCCAATTACTAGAAGTAGAAGAAACTGTATTATATACAGAATCCCAATTACTAGAAGTAGAGGAAACGCTATTATAAACAGAATTCCAATTACCCGAAGTAGAAGAAACTGTGTTATAAACAGAATTCCAGTTACCAGAAGTAGAGGAAACAGTATTATATACGGAATTCCAATCACCAGAAGTATTTTGTAATAAATTTATATTAGTACCATTAATATTTTCGCTAGAAGATAATGAACCATATACATTTAATTTAGTTCCAGAAATAACGAAAATATCAGTTCCATTATTTTGGAATCTTGCAGTGGGATAATTTCCTATTTGGTTTACTACCAGAGCACTACTTTGACCGTAATTTATCACTGATAATGCACTTGTCGATATTATATTTGTATCTATTACGGATACATCACCCATCGCAGATAAATTTCCAGATATAAAAACATTTCCTTTTATATCAACATTATTACCAACACTTAGATTACCATTTAAATTACTATTTCCTAATACACTTAATGGTCCAATTAAATTAGAACTAGTTTTAACTGTTAATGTGTTAAATGTTGCATCTGGAGAAGTGATTGCGCTTAACGAACATAATGTATTACTAATTGAGACGAACGGAGATTTTGCATAAATTCCGGTTTCGAAATCTAATGTTAATGTATTATCACCATTACCAGATACCATTTTATCACTTATGATTGTTTCTGTACTATTACCAGATATAAAATTAGTATAAGTAACACTACTTATATGAATATTATTACAATAAATATCTCCTGTTACGTTAGCAGACAATACATTAACTCCACTATTACTACTTAACTTGCCATTTATTACAAAATCTCCTTGAAATGGTTCAGATGGAGAAGCAATAGGATCGCTAGCACTATCAGCAAATCCAACTGTTGGGTTTGTGTGGTGATTTTTTCTATGAAGTTTATCGTGGAATCGTGCATTTCCTGCCATCAAAGTATTTATTCATTATAAATAATTAAAATGGCTGATACATCCACCAATTTTTTTATTAACAGTGCTTATAGTCCAAATTTTGATATAACTTGGTCATTTCAATTTAAACTTAGCAGTGCAAACACTAATGCAACTGGAGGATTTTCAACATTTCTATTTAATAATCCAACATTAGTTGGTGGTGGAAAATATTCTGGGTTAGCATTTGCTCCATATGGTGCAAATTCAGTAGTTAAAGGAGCAACTGTAGGAGTAATGATAACTAATAATGGATCATTAGTTGTTAAAAATGGAACCGGACTTACTAATTTGGGAACAGTTAATAATATACTAAACACTATTAATATCAATTCAAATACTTTAATTGGTAGAGATTTCCTCACAATTAGATGTAATTTAACAAATATAGGACAAGTTTTAAATATTGATATAAAAAATCCAATTACTGATACATATAAAAATATAATTTCTATTAATACTGGATTAACAGTAAATGATAACGATTTTTATAAAATAGGATTTGGATATTCTTCGCCATTAGCATCTGGTGAAAATAAACTATCATTAAGTTTAAAAGATATACATACACAAGGAAGTTTAAAGGGACCAACAACAAAAGTAATGGTTCCTCCTTTTGTTTTTCCAAAACCAGAAACTTATTATATTATACAATCTCCTACTTCTGGAAAAATATCAATAGGAATTCCAGATCCTATTGTTGATGGGTATCTGATGCATAAATAAATGTATGGATTTGTTCATAAATAGATTAACTGAAAGTACGACAATTAAAAATACTGATTATACAGTATTTGATATTGCTGATACTACTACTGGAAGTTTTAATACACGAAAAATATCATACTCATCTCTTGCTAAACAATTAAGTTCTGATGTTTCAGCTAATGTAAAAACCTTAATAGATGGCTTACAAGCAAATCTTAATACAACTAATTCAAATTTAGCAAATAAATTAGATAAAAGAGGCTTAACTTTTAATCCAAATGAAAAAGTTACAGGAACGTTATTTATTAATGCATCTTTATGTGCTACTGGATTATCATATTTCAGTAATACAGTAAGTGTAAATAATAATTTTATATCAAATGTAAAAGATCCAGTTTTAGATTATGATGCAGTAAATAAACGTACTTTATTATCAGCAATAAATGATATAAATCCGGCAAATCCAAATTTATTTTTAAGTAAATCTGGAGACACAATGACTGCGGGAGATCTTACTTTATTTAGAGATCCAACCCAACCTAAACATGCCACCACGATGCAATGGGTGACTGGTCAAATTAATACAGTACAAAATTCTATTAATAATTCTGGCAAAGCTCTTAGTGGATACATTCCTTTATCTGGTGGAATTATGACTGGTGGTTTTATTACCGCTGCAAATGAAAATCCACCAACAAATAATAAACATTTATCAAATAAAAAATATGTAGATGATCAAATTACTACAAGAACTGCTAATTTTGTAAGTACAACAAACGCTGATACTTTTTACGTTAAAAAAGCTGGTGATACAATGACTGGCTTTTTAACTTTAAATGCTGCGCCTACAGCAAATAATCATTCTACAACTAAAAAATATGTAGATGATGCAGTTGCTGGTACTAGTAGTAATTTAGTAAATTATCTTACTATTGCTGCTGCTAATACTGCATTTTTAAAAAAATCTGGGGATGTAATGACTGGTGGAGATCTTGAATTATTTAAAGATCCAACCCAACCTAAACATGCTACAACCATGCAATGGGTAACTGGTCAAATTGCTACAAAAACTGCCAATTTTCTAAGCATAACAACTGCTGACACTCTTTACATCAAAAAAGCTGGTGATACAATGACTGGCTTTTTAACTTTAAATGCTGCGCCTACAGCAAATAATCATTCTACAACTAAAAAATATGTAGATGATGAAATTTCTTTGAGAACTTCTTCTTTAGGTAATACTTATGTAAAGAAATCTGGTGATACAATGACGGGATCTTTATATTTATCTGGTGCTCCTGTTGCAGTAAACGAAGCCGCAACCAAAGGTTATGTAGATGCCTCTAATGTTTATTCCCTAGCTGTAACTGCGGTTACAGCAAATTTATCACATGCTAATTCTGTTATAGGAATTAATAATGCAAGCCCAATAACATTTACTGTACCTAATAATAATACCACACCATTTCCCGTTGGAACTAATATAGTATTGTACCAACAAGGTGGCGGTCAAATTACTGTAATAGGAAGTGCTGGTGTAGCTATTTTAGCTGCCACTAATAAAGTTAGAACTTTCGCACAAAATTCATGTGTTGCTTTATTTAAAGTAGCTACTAATTCATGGCTGTTAGGAGGAGATTTAGTTTAACATATGTTAGGATCAAGAGCTATACTATATGCAAGTAGGACACCACCGTCAATTATAATTCAACCTAGTAATGTCACTACATTAACAGATACAACAACAACATTTCGAGTTTCTTGTAGTGGTCCAGATTTAACATATAAATGGTATATTTCTAATATAGAAATTATAACAGGAAATGTTTTAAATGTAGGTACAGCATATACAACAATTCCAGCAACAAGTACTGTTTATGTTGTTATTTCCAATCGTTTTGGTAGTGTTACTAGTATTAATGTTAATTTAACGGTTAATATGCCTCCATTTAATATTTTACCTGATTTAACAATTGGTGCACCGGGATTATTAGTTGGAGTAACAAATTTTGATTTTGATGATATTAAACCACAAATTGGTAAAATACCAGACACCGAAAATTCAATTCCTCGGTATGCATATTGTTATGCAAACGGAGGTTCGTCTCCATTTACTTTTGAATTTTATATTGGAAGCACCAAAATAACTGATGTATCTCCAACAATTTCTTATAATAATAATTTAAAAAAATACTTCGCAAGGCTAGATTTAAGCGATCCTAAATTATCAAGTGGTATAAGTCCTAGACCTAGATATTCTATAGTCAGTGGCAATTTAACTTGTAAAGTAACAGACCGATTTGGACGACAATTAACATCAAATATTGTAAATTATTCTAATTACGGACCTCCTGCAAATATATCTCTTACAAATTACGTTAAGAGTACTAAATTTGTTAGCTGGAACGTCACTAATTATAATAATACTAAATGTTTTCCTACAAGCTTTATAGTTTTGGACTCAGCTTACCCTAATGGGAATGTAATACAAGTAGACACAGACACAGGATATAATAATATTGTATTAGACAGCAAGTCGCCAACTGGTTCTACTAGAAAAATATACTTAACAGATGGTATTTCAGTTTCTAATGCAATAGATATAACTGTATAATATTAATTACAAATTCTCTTCTACCTTAAAATCATGATTCATGGCAGGAAATCTTTGTTGAATATATTTTTGTAATGCAATAGGCTTAATCCAGTTATCAGATTTTTCTAAATCTATTTTAGATTTTTCGGCTTGCTGGTTAATAAGCTGTAATGCTTCTGCCAAACAAAGCCATCTGGTATAGGCATCCACAGACATTACGTGTGTTTTATTTGATTTTGTTTTTATTGAAACGCTTTTCATTATATAAAGTTTTTAATAAGAAATCCCAAAATTATTGTATTTATTTCATCTGAAGAAAAGTCTGCATTTATAATTTTTAATATTTTTAAATTTGATAACATGTTATCAAACATTAAATTTATAATTGCTTGTTTATTTTTATCGTTATTAAACTTGTCTACAAAATTTTTTCTGATGGTTTCAAATAAAAATTCTAAATTTTCTAAACCAGAAGAAGAAACTTTTTTGTTAAAAGCTGTTAAATCATATAAATTTACTAAATCTATATTTTTACTTAAAACAAAATTTCTCAATAAGTTTCTTAAATTTTGTACATCTATTATAGATTTTTCTGTATAAGTAGAATTTGGTACTACAAATGTAGCATTTTTTAATTCATCTGAATGAAAACTCATATTAAATATTATCTTGTATAAACTTATATGCTTTTATAAGATTTTCATCGGCTTTTTCCAAATCTAGCATATCGGTTTGCATGAACGTCTTAGCTGTAACATCTATTGATAGTGTTTTTTCACACTCTTTACAAGAGATTACATTCGGCCCATTTAAATCGATAGGAACAAACATACTTTTTTCAAGATAACAAGGACATTTTACTTCCATTCCTTGTTTGGAATATTCTTTAAGTTTTTCAACTTGAAGTTTCAAGGCAAAATATTCCATTATATTCTTATATATATTATAAGATATAGTTTGAATTAAACTAACTAATAAAAAATATTTTATAAAATCTGTCCAGTTTTTAGAAAAAACTGAAGATATTATCGAACTTATAGTACACAAAATAAGTATAGGCTTTACCATACTCTTGTATTATAGCATAATTTTATTATAAATCAACAGAAAACAATGATAAATTTCTTGGTATTTCCAATAATTGTTCGTTTATTTTATCTATTGCTCTTATAGATGTATTGAGTCCTACTTGTTGTGATTTCTTAACCGAAGGATTACTCTTAGCCGTTTCTAATTGTCTTCTTAAAGTTATCAATTTTTCAAAAATATCAAACAATTGCTGTTTGTACATATTAATTTCATGTGGATAATTAATAATATGGTTTCCATTATCTATTTGATTATTAACAGGAACAGCTACTTGTACAAATGGATCGTCCTTAGAACCGGGACCAATTCCAGCCACTTGTCGTTCGGCATTAGCCATTATATCTTCTTTAAAAATTTTCTTTTTCACTACAATTATTTACTCAAGTTAGGTAAATAATCATATGAGTAATTTATTTCAAAAAGCTTTCGTTAATGTCTTACGAGAAGCCCCAGAAGATTTAGGTGTGGAGAATCAAGTTTCAGACGCTGATGCAATGGCTTCTACTCTAGATAAAGGAACTGATCCTACGGCATTTGATGTGGATGCAAATGCTGCTGCTGATCACATGCAGGCTACTAGCAAAATGCAGGCTAATATGGTTAGCCAACTACAAAGTTGGATCTCTAAATTAGAAGAAATGGCAGATTTCTTAAACGGAACTGGTCCTGAATCTGTTCAATCTAAATTAAAAAAATGTGTTCCAGATACTTTATTTGATAAAATTCGTGTAGCAGAAACCAAGAAAATTGCTAGGGTTTCTATGGAATTAACTTCATTAAATGAGATGTTTAAAGGCTATTTAGCAAGCTCAAACGATGCCAAATACCGTGGAATTTAAAATGATCCAAAGTATCGGGGTTATTTTATAAAAAATTATACTTAGGATCTATACTTTATTGATTTGTATGATAAATATAGTATATGACAGATATTCAAATATTATATAAATCCAGAAGCAAAAATTTATTCAATAAAGAAAGGGAAATAATACAAAAATATATATTAGGATATAATATTCTAACTTTATCAAAAGAATATAATTCTTCCGAAATATCTGTAAAAAAAATTTTAGTCGAGAATAATATAAAACTTAGAACCAGAAAAGAATGTAGACATACAGACATCTATAAAATAAATTTTTCTAAAGGTAAAGCAAAAATAAAAGATCAATCTATAATAGATTCAATTATAGAAGAATATAAAAATGGGGGAAGTTGTGTAGAAATGGGTTTAAAATATAAAGTAGCCCACAGAACTATTTTAAACATTCTTAGAAAAAATAATGTAACGATTAGATCTAATACAGAATCACAAAATCATTCATATACAAAACAAAGAGTTATTGACGCTAATATGAAAAAATTTGGAGTTGCAAATCCAATGCAACATCCAGATATATTTGAAAAATCTAATTTAAATAGATATAAATATAAAACTTGTATTATAAATGAAGTTACATTTGATAGATTACAAGGATACGAAGAACAAGGAATTCGATATTTATTGGATAAACATCCAGATATCACAATATATGATATAAAAGCAGGCAGATGTCAAGATTTACCTAAAATTAAATATCAATACGATATAGAAAGAATATATTTTCCTGATATTTATATACCAAAATTAAAACTTTTAGTAGAAATTAAATGCGAATATACTTTTAAAAATAATCTTGAAATGAATTTAGCAAAACAAAAAGCATCATTTGATGCTGGCTATAATCATTTAATTATAATTTTTTCAGATGATGGGAAAACCCATTTATATAATGTATAATTTTACTTTGTATATTTTTTAATAAAATCTGGAGATAATCCATCCTTTTTTAATAATATAGTAATATCATTAAAATCTTTACATAAAGATCCTATTTCTTTAGGCCAAATAAAAACAGACTCATTAAGTTCTATCAGTTTCTGAGTTTTTTTTGCTGCTGCTGAATCTTTAATTTGGGAATCCAATACCCAAATTTTCTTGTGAAAAGGAAATTTATCGATTTGTTGTTGTTGTTTATTAGTAAACAATTGATATGAATTTTCTTGAATTCCTCCAATAGCAACTCCATTTTTAACAAAACATGAATTGATTGGTCCTTCAAAAATAAAAATAGTATCGTAATTAGAATCCACTTTATCAATATTAAAAATAGTCTTTTCACTATTTATTTTGGACAAATAACGAGGTTTACATAAATTATCTGCCTCTAATACTGTTCTGCTTTGGTAATAAACTATTTTCCCATCAATATCATAAAAAGGAATAATTAGCCTATTTTTATGAACTTTATCTACTAAAGAAAAATAAAGTGCTTTAGGTTTATTAACAGAATTTAATAATCTTCTATCTTCTATAAATTTTAATACTTTATTAACTGTATTATTATTTTTATAATAATTTAATTGTACATTGTCATACAAATTAATACAATCTTTTGGTAAAGTATCAACAACGAATTTAGGTTTTTCTTCTTCTTGTTTAGAAAATGTATATGATTGTTTTGATTCCAAAAAAATTTCCGAAATGCTTATATTAGCAATTTCGGAAATCCATTGTAAAGGCGTTTTGCTATAACCACAGTTATGACAAAATACATTATTATTTTCTGGTATGAAATAAAACCTTTTTTTCTTTAGCCAACTACTACCTTCTCTGCACATCGGGCATGACCCTTGATATGTGTTATTGTAACGATTTTTAGTTGGTTTACCTACATATTGATAGAATTTTTCTACTATATAGTCTTCTGGTAAAATCATATCATGATGATATCAGAATTTATTTGAAATATCAACAGTTATCTACATTGACTGGTAATGTCTTCTTTTGTATTTGCATCAAGAATTTTTACCATACCTTTACGAATCAAAGCACCAGATGCTGGATCATACCAATATGCTTCTACATAAATTTTATCACCATATTGTCTTTCCTGAATTTTTGGTAATGAAGGTCTTCCACTAATTGGAGACGTAATTTGAATCGGTCTAACTATATCCATAAATTTATTTAATCAAATTTAAGTTAAAAACAAATTGTTTTTCTAATAAAGAGAATACTTTTTTATCTATTGGCCCTACATCATCTAATATTTTTGATTGTATTCCAAGAATAAACTTATCTTTTGGAACACTTCTATTTACATTTTTAGGTATTGAAATGAAATTGTATTCACTATTTGTTTCATCCACAAAAACAAATATCTCACCAACATAAAGACCTGTTCCTACCGCATATGCGTTTCCTTTTATAGGTTTCACTATACACCTCCATTATGATTAATAGATAAAAATAATCTTGCTAATGAAGTATATAATGCATCTGCATCTAATTGTGATTTAGCATTAGTAATCACTACAGGCTCATTTTTCATATTATAACCAATAACAATAAAAGAACGAAGAAATTCTTCCATTACATTAATTAAGGCATCTACTTCTGTATTAGATCTTAATTTGGTTTCATATGCACTTTCTAGCATTACTTCTTTTAGTAATCTTCTAATTTGTTCAGAAGTAAGACTATCAGCAGAAACTGGTTTAAATGAAATTTGTTTAACTTCCATTGATTTGGAATCATTCTTAACAGAAGTTTTTTTCTTTTTTGGTTTTGCTGAATCGTCTTTATTTTCCATTTTGTTTTTCCTTAAAAAATTTATTATTATCGCTTATAGTAGGAACTCCTTTATCAATCAATAGCTGAATTATAACTTCTATCGATTCTGTACTAATTG